CTGATACGTTTGAAATCTGGATATTACTGAGGGTGTTTCCTAGAATCAAAGCGCTGTTCACGATGCCGAATGATAGGTTAGAAGCGTTCAGGTTACTGAGGACGTTTCCCGTCACGAGCCCTGATACGTTTGAAAACTGGATATTACTAAGGGTGTTTCCTAGAATCAAGGCACTGTCCACGATGCCGAATGATAGGTTAGAAGCGTTCAGGTTACTGAGGACGTTTCCCGTCACGAGCCCTGATACGTTTGAAAACTGGATATTACTGAGGGTGTTTCCCAGAATCAAAGCGCTGTTCACGATGCCGAACGCGAGGTTAGAAGCGTTTATGTTCGCAAGTCCCGAAGCGTTAGATCCTATCAAGAGCCCATCAATCGTCAGACCTGTCAAAGTACCTACGGACGTGATGTTGGGTTGGGCCGCTTGTGAAACCACGAGCGCCACATCTGCGTTTGCAACGTTACCCACAAGGTTTGAAGAATTTAGGGAGGAAATTGAAGACCCGTTTCCAGCTATGTTTGTAAAAGTCGCAGTCCCTAGAACATATAGGTTGGAACCATCAGGGGGGTTGCTCAGGGACCCTATAGACACTCCGTTTTGGTAAGCTACATTACCATTTATAGTTGACCACTGGGAAGAGGTGATGGCGACGTTCGCAGCAGCAGAGACGCGCCCGTATTGGTCCACCGTCACCTGTGACACGTTGGCACTAGACCCCCATGTTCCTTGGGCGGTATTGAAAATTGGCAAATTTTGATCTAAAATTGCATTCTGGAAAAATACGTTAGTTGTCGTGACTGAATTACTTACGTAAAGGTTCCCGAGGTTTGCACTGTCCGCTGTAATTGAACCAGCTTGTAAAACTGATACGTTCGCAGTACCTGATATGTTTACAGAATCATAAATGAGATTTCCATAAATATGACCAGCTACATACAGGTTTCCGTAAAAGGTGCCGTCTTGACTGATGACGTTGCCTGCGATGACGTTTCCATTTGTGGAAAGAACGTTTGATGCGATGATCACGTTGGCTGGGGGGCAGGAACCGCCGCCCCCAGTTGACGTGAAGGACACGGGTCCCCCGTTTGCGATCGAGTCGCACATCTAATAGATATCAAGCAATTATTTACGGGGACGGGCAATGGCAACAATCAAAAGACCTGCAATTGCAAATGCAAATACAAGGTACATCTTCATTTTGTCACCAGAATCCCATGGTACCGGGTCTGGGAGGCTCGGCGGTCGTACAGGTTCGTCGGGTACATGGATTGTCTGGAAACGTAAAATAAACATGTTCCTACCTAAATCTCTCGCTGGGCTGAACCCCTTGTCAACAAACACGTCACCGTTATTTGACTGGCGCCAAGTGATGGTCAGCCGGTCTAGCTTGTCAATTCTGGACTCAAATTCAGTGCTTATACGATAATTTGCATTGTAAAATTCGTTATTGTAAATATAGGCGGTGTTTGTATAGGTTGAGGCGTTTGAAGCGAGTGACGTGGCCGCCTTGACGGGGATCACAGCAAATGACCCGTAAAAGGCGTTGGAGTTTGGGACCGCCAAGTTGTGAATAGCAGACGTGTTTCCCACGTTCGTGGCGTATGTGTCTGAGAGAGTGAGCGCTGAAGCCACGAGGTTTTTCGGGGTCCTGAGTTCTTGGATATCCAAAGTCAGATACTGCGACGTGTACACGTCTGGCAACATAGCCGTGAGCACCTCAACCTTTGAGATATTGAGGATGGGTGACGTCAGGTGCAGAGTATATGAATTTGAATTTGGAAATATAGATTGATTCCTATTATTAGAATCAACATAGACGAGAATGTCGCCCATCTATTAGAGTTTAGGAGTTTTATTCTTACATTAGAGGCACACCTGCACGCCCAGGATAGAGACACACGTTGGGCTTTGAGCATGTGATGCGTAAGGTCAAGTATGACGGACCGATAAACTCATTCTGACCGCCACCCGCTGTGTAAAAATTCACAGTGAATTTCTCAATCAGACGAATCGGTTCAATGTAAGGAATTTCTACAGGGAAATACGCGTTGGTTGAGAATAGAGTCCTGTGGTTTGGTGTGGCGTTATCATCAAGTGAGATGAATACGATTGAGCTTGCGAGCTGGCCGACGTTAGAGGTGGTAATTAATGGAGTCGCACCTTCTTTTGATCCGTTAATTGAATACTGGAGGTATGTCTTGTCATTGAACTTTGATTTGAGTTCTTCAATATTGACGTAATATCCTGAGGAGGTCACTGGAGCAACGGCATTGGCGTGAAAACTCGCTGCAAGGAGCTCCGCCTTGATTACGTTTCGTAGAGGGGTGTTCATGTAACCGACGAAGCTCGTATTTGAGCTGGCACCGATTGAATCAACACGGATCGTGTACACCTCTGTGTCGCACATATTACTTTAAGACTCTATTTTTTTAGACGTGCTCCTACTTCTCAAGCAGAGAACCGCCAACGCCGGAAGCGATGGCGTAGTCGCGCTGCTGATCACGGACATACTCGGCGCCACCGCACAGGCCTCCTGGGGTCAGGCCGCTGCTGTAGTAATCAGCCGTCTCCGAGGGACCCGCCACACAGGACAGGGAGGGCTTGATCGCAAAGATGCTTGCTGGGTCGGAGGCGGCGTTGGGGCCTGCGACGGTCATCAGGGGAGAGGGCTCGAACGTGCTGGTGGAGCCACGGCCCTGGACCAACATGATCAGGATTGCCAGGAGCAGACCAACGATCACAGCTTGAACTAACATTTTTCCAACCTTGAATGCCATTTGATTTTTACGGATATTTTTTTTGCGTTAAAGCCAAGAATCACTTTTCTTTAAAGATCGTAGATATGGAGTTCTCGTTTGATATGAACGACGGTCAAGTGATGAAGATGGATGACAACGAGTCAAAGATTCTTGATGAGATTTCAATCGTCGCCCCTGATAGTCGGCGTGTTCCTGTGAGACCCAAACCTTCCCGGCCGAGTCCGTTTGCCAAGCGTGCCCCTGGTCCCATGGCGCCACCACCCTCACCTGATGAGGGTCTGGATATGTTCATGAATCCCAGCAAGCGTACAGCTCCTCCTGTGGCTCCTCCAGAAGAGTTTGACGGCGGTGAGGAGGATGACGAGTATGAAGGTGAGGAGGGTCAGCAGCAGGAGGGTGGCTTCCAGGGCTCTGGGGGTCAGACGCCTTCTGAGGGCTACAAGTCCATTGAGGATGAGAAGGCTGATTTACTGAACAAAATTACCCGCCTGAACAAGAAGGGTATTCAGTCCAGTCAACGTATGACCATTTACTCGGATATTGAGGAGATTCGTACCGAGTACAAGCGTATGACCTATGGTATTGAGGTTGATCGCTCTATCAAGTTCCAGCGCCGTATGATGGTTGCTTGCATCACCGGCCTAGAGTTTTTGAACGACAAGTTTGATCCTTTTGACCTGGAGCTCAATGGCTGGTCCCAGAACGTGATGGAGAACGTAGATGATTATGACGGTGTGTTTGAGGAGCTCTATAACAAGTATAAGACGAAGGTCCAGGTGGCACCAGAGGTGAAGCTGATTATGATGGTTGGCGGCTCTGCTATGATGTTCCACTTGACCAACAGCATGTTCAAGGCGGCAGTGCCCAACGTGACTCAGGTGATGCAGCAGAACCCCGGGCTGATGCAGAACATGATGGACGCCGTGCAGCGTACGCAGCCGGCTCCCCAGCAGCCTGGAGGCCCGCGTGAAATGCGTGGGCCCGGTATGGACTTTGGGTCGCTCATGAATATGATGGGCCCGCCCCCAGCACAGATGACGCGCCCTGGACGCCAAGCCGACGCCGAGTCGGTGTCTGACATCGTGTCCATGGACGAGGGCGACCCCGACACTCGCCAGGTTACGTTTGAGGGCGACAAGAAGAAGCGCGGCCCCAAGAGCAAGAAGAAGGAGGTGACACTTTAGAGTCTAATAATTTTCCCGTGTAAAATCAGGAGATGGTGACATTATCATATGCACCATTCGGCGGCGGGGCCGACCCCAGACCGCCTATATACGTACCATCTCTTCCTAATAATATGCCAACCTCAGATAACACCGAGTGTAATTACATCGTGATGTTTTTTGTGGCTGGTGTGATTGTCATGGGACTCATGGATTCCCTGCGAAAATGATTTAACGATCAATATTGTAAACTGGAGAGCTCTGATAGCCGGTGCAGCTGCACGGCTTGGCGCTCGCGATGCCGATCAGGTCCTTCTCAATCGCATTGTTGATGCGGACCTGAGCAGTATAAGCCATGCTGGTAATTTCACCTGGAACAATATCCATTTAAAATATAGGAAGAAAATAAATGACTGACATTGATCAAGGCGTTTTGGATTACTTGAACTTGGTCACGCCAAGGTGTAGCGTTAATCAAGAGTACGCCCGTGTTATGAAACAAACTGGAATTGCGAAAAGTGTGCCTTTAGGTCAACAGTGCCCGTCGGGCTATACAGCATATCAGCCCACTAAAGAGGGTTTTCCTGCAAATACTATAAATCAAATATGCACCATCAATACACCTACTAATGAACAAAATGCGGCTGTTTTTCCACTAGCAATGCAATGGTCGGCGTGTGTGACGCGTCGTCCAGCCGCGCCTGCACCACCTCTAGTTTGTGAGTACTGTAAATGCCCACCAGGGTCGGGTCGTGTTGATCTAGGGTGCCCACCTCAAAACATGGCTTGTATGGGCTGCCCAGTTGCGTTCACACCTGGAATTCCAATTGTGCCACCAACGGCACCCGTAGCTGTGATGTCACCAGCACCAGCACCAGTGACCAAATCTGAACTACCCATGTGGGCAATTATTCTCATAGTAATTGCGGTGTTTATGTTAGTAGGTGGTCTAACATTCATGGGAATCAAGATGTCGCAATAAGACACTTCCCCCTCCCGAACACATCTGGAGGTTTTTCCGGCTCGCCCTCAATTTCAAAACCTCCTTCACGATAGACCCTAAGACGCTTTGCGTACATGCTAAAAAATACCGACCACTGATCTGCAACGTCATAAATCAGTGGGTTATTCAGCTTACCGGCCGTCTCACGCATGATGCGGCCTATAGACTGTTTTATATCAGACTTGGGGGTGGCCAAGATAACGGTGTCCAGTACCGGAATGTCCAGGCCTTCATGGGCCAACTGAAACGTGGCAACCACCACCGGAGACTTGGCTGACTCGGCCAAGTCCTCCTCCTTCATGCCACCTATGTAGAGCTTCGCCTTAGAGCCAATCATATTTTGTAATAGAAAGCAATGTTCACGCCGGTCACTCAATACAAGTACGCGCCGATTGTTGCCAAGCGCCTCGTTGACCGTCTTGACGATCAAGACGTTCCTGTCCTCCAGTTCAGCGACGACGTTGATCATCCCGGCC